CCTCGTTGATTGCCTCGACGACTGTTGCTAGGTCGTCAATGTCGAATGGAATGTCGGGAGGCCAGTACCCGGTGACGGCGCACACTTGTGCTAGTTGTCGCCGGAAGCCTCCCCGGTAGGGTTTGTCAGCTCCGTCTCCACGACCTCGAGGGTGACGAGGCGCTTGATGAAGTCGTCGAACATGGCTGGGATCGTGACGCCGGCTTGCTTGCTTGCCTCGTACGCCATGAACGCCAAGTCCTCCATGCCGATCCCGGCGGATTGGATGTCGGATGCTTTGCGCTTGAACTTGCGTTCCCACGTGACGATGACGTAGAGGTTCGTCTTGACCTCGTACTCGCCTTGTCCTTGGTCTACCTTGAGCGTGAGTTGCATCGTTGTCCTCCGTCGGTTGTCGGTGACTGGAGGGTACTAGATCAGGGGGTCGTGATGTCGCGAGCGCTTGAGCCACCCTTGAACACGGCCTCGACGACCGAGAGTTCGCCGACGGCCGAGTTGATCGGGGTGATTGTCTCGAGGTAGCAGTTGGTGATCGTGTACTCGGGGTTCGACGCGGACTCGGTGGTGCCGGAGGGCGAGATCACCAGGGTGGCCGCGGTGCCCCAAGCCGAGTAGAGGATCGCTTCGATCTCGCCGGCGCCGTACGAGTTGAACAACGTGAGGGTGACTTCGTTGTTCTCGAGGCCGGAGGTGAACACTCGAGCGGTGCCACCGAACGCGGTGGTCTCGAGGGCCTCCTTGACGAGACTGATCTCGCACTTGGAGCAGTTGTCGGTCAAGTCGGTGGTGGTCATGCCGACGGTCAAGTTGATCGTGGCGTTTCCGAGGAACGTGGTGGTGGCCATTGTTGGGTTCTTTCTTGTCAGGAGCGGCGTGCGCTCATTCTCACGGTGAGGTCGTAGGCCGGCAGTTCTTGGGTTCCGACGACGGCCACGGTCGGCCGGCCGGAAGTGAACACGACGCCGGAGTTGAGGATCGTGTCCACGGTAGTCAGGATGTAGTCCGTCGAGTCTTGGTTGCCGGGTGGTGCTCCCAACACTCGGATCGTGAACGTGAGGTCGGCGACGGCGTTGATGAAGCCGGCGTTGAAGTTGTCGAACGACGGAGGCTCAACGAACACGGACATGGGTCGGGCGTTCCGAGGGTCTTGCACGGGTGCCAAGCCGAGCGCGGTGAGCGCGTTGACGAGGGCCGTGGTCGCCTCGACGAAAATCCCAGAGCCGGCCACACTACGCCACCTGACTTCGGCGGATGCCGAGGAGTTGCTTGATCCGGCCCATGGTGAGGCCGGTCGGCTGGTTGACGGTCATGTCCGAAAACGACGCGAACGAGTCCACGCTTCCACGTTCACGGTAGAGGCTGGCCGCGTAGAGGGTGGCGCCGAGTTGGGCGGACGCGTCGGGGGCCGTGGCCGGTGCGTCGTGGTAGCCGGCTTGTTGCCGGGCACGGAAGCAGTAGGCGTTCGCCGCCGAGACGCATGTCGCGATGTAGGCGGTGTCGTTGGCGGTGGCGGCCGCGATCCCCAAGAACTCGGTCACGAGGGCCGACGTGGTCCATGTGCACGTGATGCTCCACGAGAGTGATCCGTTCGGGATTGCCGCGGATCGTTCAAGGTCGTCACCTTCGTCGTAGAAGAGGATTTGATTGGGGATGATCGCGTCGTAGTTGAACTGGAGGTCGCCCTCGTCGGACACGCCGACGAACAAGCCGGTCGGGATGGCAAACACGGTGTGGGTGCCGTTGAGTCCGTGACCGAGGCCGCTCAAGGTGATCGACTGGCCGACACCGATGTCGGTGGCCTCGAGGGTCTGAACCACGGCGTAGTTGTCGAGCCTCATGTGCTCGATGACTGTGAATGTTGCCATGGATCAGACCCTCGTCCCTAGTGTGCCGTGCTTGGGGATCAGGTCAACTTGACGAACTTGGTGGCGTCGATCATGAGGGTGGCGAAGTAGCCACGCCATGCGATCGTGCGCGAGATCGTCGAGGGGTTGTCGATCGAGATGGCGCCCTTCTGCTGTTCGAAGATCTCGAAGCCGGAGGCGTCACCGACGATCACGGTGTCGGCCGCGAAGTTGCGGTCCACGACGACGCGGAGACCGAACGCGACGGCGTCGGTGGATCCGGGCGACATGGAGCCGAACGCGTTCATCGGTCCGACTTGGGGGAACAACGGACGGCCGGCGGTGTCGACCAACTTGCCCAAGTAGCCGAACATGTTCGGCGACAAGAAGAGGTGGGTCGGCAAGTTGCCGTTCGAGTTGGTGAGGATTGTCGACGCGGCGTCGTAGATGTCGCTCACCCATTCGGCGGCCGAGGTGGGGTCGGTCAGGGTGGCGGACTGTGAGCATCCGGCGAGGAGCGCGTCACTCGCCACGTCGTCCGTGGTGTTGGCGTAGATGCGCGCCATGTCGTCGAGGATGAGGCTCAAGACGGCCGGGTCGGTCCAGTCGAGATCCTGTTCCGAGATCGTCACGTAGCCACCGTAGGCGCCCTTGGTGACCTGATTGGACGAGATGACGAACGTGCCGGACTGAAGTGCCGCGTTCTCGGCGGACTGCACGGCCATCGACGTGTGAGTGGTGACCTCCGGGCGGATGAACACCTTGCCTCCGCCGGGCATGGCCTTCGGGCCAATGGCGTCGACGACGGGGCGCAAGCCTCGGAAGTTGTTGTAGACCGGTCCGAGGATCGGCTGGGGCAACACGCCGGGCGTGTCGGTGGTGACCACGTCGGGGGCGGCGGCCTTGAGGGCGTCGCTCATGCGGTGCCATGCGTCTCCGCCGGCGATCGCGGCGGCGAGGTACTCGACGGCGGTCGGCAACTTGGCCTCACGCTTGACGGCGGTGGCGTAGATCGGGGTCGTGGCGATGGCCGCCTCGACGGGGGTGGGCTGGACTTCCATGTTCTCCTCCTCGGAGTCTTGGGTTGGGTTGGGTTCTTCTTCGGGGCTTGCGGTCTCCTCCTCCGGGGAGGCGGCCGCGATCTCGGTGATCCGTGCGTCGGTGAACGCCGGCATGGCGACGAGTGAGATCTCCGCCAAGTGCGCCTTGGTGACGACGGTGGCTTTGAGTTCTTTGTCGTAGTACGACTCGATCGGTTCGGCGCCGACGCTCACGGCGTCGTACGCTCCGGCCTTGACGAGTTCCACGGCGTCGGCCGACGCGTTGGTTCGGGCGAACGAGGCGGTGAAGCCAAGCCCCTCGTCCATGTCGGCGAGCGAGTTGACGATTCCGCGGAGTTGGCCGGTGTCGTGGTTCTCGAGCAACTTGGCCGGCTTCTGGTTGACGTCAAACGCTCCTCGAGCGAACGCCACGCGCTTGCCATTCGAGACGACGGCGGTGGTCGGGGCCCACGGGACGGCGATGCCGGTGATCGTGGCCGGCTTGTCGTCGCCGGCGGAGGCGTCGATCGTCGGGAGTTCGGCGGTGAGGCGGATCATCGTGGGGTCTCCTGTGTGACACGTACTTCGGCCGAGTCCTCGACCTCGACCTCATTCTCGCCCATGTCGTTGACCTCAAGGTAGTCATGCACGTCGAACTCGATGTAGCGGCCGGCCGGCACGATGTCGTTGGCGCTCAACGTCTCTTGGATGCAGTCGAGGTACTGCTTGACGGCGAAGAGGTAGAGATCCTGCCGGGCTTGCTGGGCGTTTTGGTAGGTGAACGATCCGGGCACGCCGATGCCCAAGAGGTACGGAGGGACGCCGATCGCGCGCGACAACTCGAGGGTCTGGAACTGGCGACCCTCGACGAGTTGCAACTTCGAGGGATCGGATCCGAACTCGTGCCACTCGACCTCGGAGTTGAGGGCGCCGACGGCGGAGACGCGTCGGGCGTTCGCCCAACCTTGAGCGAGTTCGCCCAGATCCTCGGCGGACATCGGTTCGCTTGAGGCGCGTTGCTGGAGGTAGCCGGCCGCGATCTCGTTGACCGCAAAACGCTCGGCCGCGGACTGCAAACGGAGCGCCGTTTTCATGGCGGTGGCTCCGGTGTACACCAAGCCTTGGGTGCCGGACAAGAACTGGACGACCTCACGAGGGTCGAGTTCCATGCCGTTGAACGTGATCTCATTGGAGGGGCCGAACCATTGGGGGCCGGCTTGATCAAGCGTGTTGACCATCGCGGCCGGAAGCCACGTGAACGACAACGGTCGGCCGGTCGCTTGGCTCCTCGAGGTGACGTACCAGAACGCACGGCCGCGCATGATGAGGTCCGTCACGGTGTTCGAGATGAGGAAGTTCCGGGTGACTTTCGGGTCCGGTTGGATCATCCACCGCTCGAGTTCGAGGTAGATCTTCTCGTACTCTTCACCGGTCCATTGGAGCGTGTAGTGCTTGAAGCCCAACGACCCAGCGACGGACGTGATCATCTGCACGCCGCGCTGGATCGTGGGAAGTTGCGTGACCAGTTCTTCAGTCGCCCCGACGGTGTACGTGAAGAACTGGCCAACCTGTGCGGCGCTACCGGAGGCGGCCTTGATTGTCTCGGCGCCGAACGCTGGGACGGCGTTCTTCCGGAAGAGTGCCATGGCCGGAGTCTCTCACGGATTCGGAATGTTTCCCAGTCATGTTCCCATGGCGAATGCGGCCTTGGGTCGACGTCGTTGCACCGACGCGGCGCCGGCCGCCCAGACCATGGCGCGCGCCAACTCAATCGGGCCCGGCGACTTCTGGGATGACAACGGGGCGCCGTCGTTCGTCTTGACCATGACGGCACGGTTGACGTGTTCGGCCAACGCCTCGTTGCCGGGCACGTGGTGGAGGCGGTCCTCGACGATCAACGCGCGCACGATCGGAGTCTGTGCTTTGAGTTCGCGGTAGCCGACGATCTCGGTCCGACGTCGGAAGTCCGGTGGCACGTGCTCAACGAGTCCGGGTGGAACACGGAGTTGCACGGTGGGGTCGGTCATGACTCGGGTGACTTCGCCCCACATGGCGGCCATTGACTCGACGACGAACTCGGTGTCGACGACGATCCGGTCCTCCACGGCGACGGCGCGGACGGCCACGTACCGGGACTCGTCGAGCGACGTCTCAATCGCGAGCACTCCGCCGGAGGGGATCGGCGTGTCGGTGAGCCGGTCGCCCCACACGTTCGGGATCCACGACTTGACGGACCCTTGCCAGAGGTTGAGGTGGGCACGGACGAACTCGGCCAAGGGGATCGTGGCGAACGCCTCCTCGAGACCTTCCCACGTGATGGTTGTCCCGAGGGCCGGCGACGCCCACGGCCACCACATTCGGTCGGCCGGTGACACGCCAGGCGGTGGTGACCATTCGGCAAAGAACATGGGCGAGGTCTGGCCCTTGTCGATGCATGCGATCGCTTGCTCGCGCATGGAGATGAGCACCGTCGAGGACGCGTCTCCGGCCGTCGACCAACATGACATGAGCGGTGAGCGTCGGGCGATCTGGGAGGGCTTGAGCGCGCCGTAGATGACTTGTGGCTTGATGTCCCAGATCTCGTCCACGAGGAGGAGGTCCACCGAGTAGCCGTGCTTGCCGGCCGTCGCGGCCGCCAATCGGATCGTCGACCCATCCGGGAACGTGAGGCTCTCGCGGCCGAACGACTTGTACGACTTGGCTCCGAACTTCTCGGCGAGGATCGGCTCCATCTCACGGAAGAGAATCGATGCGCGCTCGTACTCGTTGGCGACGATCATGACGGTCTGGGGTTCGCCGCGGATGCCGGCCATGACGGTCGCCCACCATGACGCGAGCACCTTCAAGCACGACGACTTGCCCACCTGTCGGGCGGTTGAGATGCAGGCCGACCGGTGCACCAAGGTGCCGGTCTCCCGATCCTCGGGCGTGGCGTAGGACAGTTGCCCGGCAAGAGCGACCTTCTGCCAGTCCATGAGCCGGAGGCCGTACACGCGCTCCGCGAACTGATCCACCGACTCGACGAAGTCGCCGGCCGCCTCGTACGCCGTGACCAACCTCGGCTCAGTCCGACCCGATCCCGGTCGATCGTCCTCAAGTCCAGTCGGTTCCGGCTGGTTCCGGCTGGTTCCGAGAGATTCCGGATGGGGCGTCGGGGTGAGGGGTTCGTCGGAAAAGAAAACGCTGGTGGGGGCGGCGTCTCGGGCTTGCATGCGTCGGGCGGTTTTGGCGTTGACGTGGCGTGCTCCTCGGGAGGCGTTGCATGAGGCGCATGAGCCGACGAGGTTGTCGCGGTTGTAGGGGTCGCCACCTCGGTCAAGTTCGATGAGGTGGTCGGCTTGGGTGGAGGGCCGGCGGTGGCACCAATGGCAGGTGGGTTCTTCGTCGAGTACTTGTCGTCTCAGGGCTTTCCATTGGGCCGTGCTGTAGATCGGGTTGCCTGCCATCGGGACTCCTTTCCGGCTTCGCCGGTCGACGCTTCGGGGAAGGGCACCCCTCGCGTCCTCATCCTACGGTGACAGGGTTGGCGCGTTGTGCCCCCCACACTTCGGGCAACTAGCCCCGGTAGCCGGATTGAGTAGGGCGGACACCGTTGGCCGTTTGTGTCGTTCGGTGACGCCGCTCCTCCACGTCGGGCATGGAGGTCTACCCTCGTCTCCGAGTGTCGCCTCTGACCGGTTGCGTGCCGGTCGGGCCTAGCGCCCTCCTCTGCTTGAGGGCTGTCGTGATCGGTTGTAGCCGGCGATCGTAGCCGGGCGGTGTCAGTCGTCCAGTCGGGCCGGACGGATGAGCGCGTTCTCCGATGTCCACAGGGCGCCGGAAGTGGTGATCACTTGCCATCCTCGTTCGCCGCATGGGCGGATGAAGAGGACACGCTTCCAATCGTCGACGCCGGTGACGGCGATCTCGAGCGGTGTGATCGGTTGTTGCCAAGGGTGGTTCATGAGGGGATCTTTCCGAGGCGTTTCACGATCGCCTCCATGTCGTCGGGGTACCACACGTACACTTCGGCGCCGGCCGCGCGAAGCGCCGTGATCCAAGCCTTCTGACCGACCGAGAGACGGCCGCCTTCCTTCTTCAACTCGGCGAACACAAGGTCGCCCTCCACCGGCCGGCACAGCACGAGATCAGGGAAGCCGGGGTTGCCGGACATCGGTGTCGCCCACACTCCGGGCCGGATCTGAGCCGGCTTCGTGTGCATGACCATCCATCCGCGCATCTTGGCGAACTCGATCACGGCGGACTGGAACTCCGCCTCGGTCACGGCCGGAACTCCTCGATCGGCCGGAGTTCGGCGTCGGGGATCTGGAGGACGTCGCACGTGAGCACGTCGTGCTCCTTGAGGGGTGTGTCGGAGCCACGGGCCAACACGGGCCAACGGTGAGTGTCCGTCTCGGCGTACCAGCCTCGGAGGCGGAGCGTGTCACACTCGAGGACGGCCTCCACGGAATGGTTGGCAATCCACATGTAGTTGAAGAAGAGGAAGTCTTGAGCGTCAGGCTTCCATCCGGGCGCCCAAGCATGGAACGACCTCCTCCACGGAAACGGCGACACTTGGGTCTTGACCTCGAGGCGGTAGTGGTGCTCGACGATGAGGTCGATGCCGTACTTGGGGCCGTGGGCGACGTGGAGGAGGCGCTCCTCAAGCGCTTCCTTGAGGACGGCCTCGCCGATGAAGCCGGCAAGGTTGCGATGGTCAAGCGGCCGCCGTGTCTCCTCTTGCATCTCCTCCCAATGGGCGAGACCCCACTCACGAGCCGAGTCCGAGATCGTGACAAGCATCAGAACGGATGCTCCTCGGTTTGGGCTTGCTTGAGCCGGTCGATCTCGGCAGACGCCTCACGCTTGGAGAGTGCTCGAGGATCCCCTTGGTACTTCAATGCCCGGAGCAGTTTCAGTTGGGCGTCGGACGGGCCGTCGCCGGTCGGGGCCGGAGTGCCCCCCATGCGCACGACCTTCTCCATCTCCTCACGTGACGGCCGCTTGCCGGCTTGGAACGTCCAGTTGGCGAGCGCGCGGCCCACGGCCGACGTCTCGCACACTTCCACCCACGACGTGGCGTTGACGCCTCGGTCGGCTTTCTCCTCGTGGGCGTAGCCGGTCGCGGTCGGATGTTGGTCGTCGCGGTGCCGGTAGACCTCGACACGAAAGAGGACGGCGTGGTCGTCCATGCGGACGAGTTCGGTGGCAATCCGGCCGTCGGGGTTCGCGGCCCAGAACTGGGCGAGACGCTCCTCG